AATTCAAAGTAACTACAAGTGACCACACTTAGACCTTACCAACAAACCGCTATTGACCAAATGCGGACAAGCATTGCCGAGGGCAAAAGACGCTTGATACTCTGCTCCCCCACTGGAAGTGGAAAGACGGTCATGTTCACCTACATGGTGGCACGGGCCTTAGAGAAAGGCAAGCAGGCCATCATCTTCACGGACCGGGTGGAACTGCTCCGGCAATCCAACGGGGCCTTGGACCAGTTCGGTATCAAGCCGACGCTGATTGAGGCCAACCGTACCCGGCTCGATGTTTCCGGCAACTGCTTCATCGCAATGGCCCAAACATTCAGCCGAAGGAAGGACGCAAGCGAATACACGGACCTCTTGGCCCGGATGGACCTCGTGATCATTGACGAAGCCCACAAGCAAACATTTAACCCCCTGCTGCCATACATCAACCCCAAGGCCGTGGTCATCGGTGCGACTGCAACGCCATTGCGGAGGGGAAAGCAGGAATGCCTCTCCAAGTTCTACAAGGCTCTCCATGCACCGGTCCAGGTGCAGGAACTAATCAGCCAAGGTTACCTGGCCGAACCAACGACCTACGGAATGACGCAGGACCTATCCGGGATCCGTATGAAGGGCGATGATTACGACACCGAGCAAATGGCCCAACGATTCAGCGAGCGGAAGGTTTTTGCCGGGGTGGTGCAGAACTATGCAAAGGTCTGCCCAGGCAAGAAGGCGATCGTCTTTGCCAGCAACATCGCATCTAGCAAGGAAGTCTGCGAGGCTTTGCAGGTCGCAGGATTCAACGCCCGGCACGTTGACGGAGAGATGTCCAAGACATTGCGAGCCGAAACACTTGCGTGGTTCAAGCAGTCAAGCGATGGCATTCTTTGCAACTGCGACCTAATGACTACGGGCTTTGATGAACCGACGATCGAGGTCGTCATCCTCTACCGGGCGACTGCGAGCGTTCCGTTGTTTATGCAGATGGTTGGCCGAGGCTCCAGGGTAACGCCAACCAAAACACGGTTTACGGTGTTGGACTTCGGGAACAACGTGCAGACTCATGGCTTTTGGGAAACCAACCGGGAATGGTCCTTGAAGAAAAAACGCAAACGGGAGTCCGCTGGCGTTGGTGGGGTGAAGAACTGCAAGAAGTGCGAGGCCATTATCCCGGTGGCTGCCATGGAGTGCAAGCATTGCGGGTTTGAATACGAGCGAAAGCCAAAGCCTCCATGTGAAGTCGTAAATTTGCAGATGCTAACCAAGGCCCAAGGCATGGAAATGGCAAAGCAAAGCACGATGTACCAAAAGGCTCAACTGGCGAAGGCCAAGGTCATCAGTCCGTTTTGGGTGCTGCACAACTGCAAGACCCGTGCAGAAGCAGAGGAGTTTGTCAGCCACATGGGATGGCGGAGGGGTTGGCTTTACCACAACGCAAAACGATTCAAAGTTTTTCAATCATGATGTCCGAGTTCAAACTTCAAGCCGAGTGCTTCCAATGGCATTGGAACAACTTTCCCGACCAGCGTGGCCGATTATTCACCGTCAACAACAACGCACCGAATGCCTATGCCGGCAGCGTGATGAAGGCTATGGGCGTGGTCGCAGGGGTCAGCGACATGATATGGCTCTCGCCAACCGGTGCGGTGATGCTGGAGTTCAAAGCCGAGAAAGGCAAGCAGTCCCTCTCGCAGAAGTGGTGGCAGGGAGTGGTCCAAGACGCAGGGTATCGCTACGAGGTCATCCGAAGCATTGAGGATTTTCAGCGAGTGGTTGCAGGTGTGTAATTCCTGTGTATATTTGTGCTATATGCTATCGGATACAATGAATGAGAAATCGGTCAATAAGCACCCTTATCGCATATAATGAATGATGAATCATACCGCTTTAGTCAGTTCAAACCTGACAAGGAGCCTACAAATCGTCAGCCTCTGGTCTTACCAAACCTCCCCTAGCGTCAGCCTATAAGTTGACATAAATTACCCAAAACCACGCAAATTGTCCCATATAAACCCCAAACCCAATGAAACCCACACCCACCGATTTCAGACGCTGGCAGATTCATATCCGCAAGGAGTGCGTCAACTGCAACCGCCCCGACAAAAGCGAAACCATCAAGGCTTGGTCCGTCAACTGGACCCTGTTCGGTCGTATCCTCCAAGCCAAAAACGCCTGACGATGGAATGGATTAAATGCTTGGACAGGATGCCGACACCTTACGAGCCTGTCCTGATTTTTACGACGGACCGCAATCAAGCCTACGCATGGCTCGGAGATGGACGCTGGTACTACGAACACCAAACGTGGTTCCTAATTGAAGTCAGCCACTGGATGCCACTACCCCCAAACCCTTTTTAACATGGACCTAATCACTCGCACCATCCTCGGCTACACGGCAGAGGTCGTTGGGGTCAACCCCGACCAAATCACCAGCGAAGTCAAGACCCGTGAACTCGTGCTGGCTCGCAGTATCTTTGCCGACATCGCCTACTCCGAGTACCTGTACACCTATTGCCAAATCGGGCGAATCATCAAGAGGAACCATGCCACAGTAATGCACAACCTCGAAATCCTTGCCAAAAACATGAGAGCGAGGCCGGACATCAAATTTCTTCGTACACAAGTTTTGAACAGGACACGGGATTTTTTGCAACATTAACGAGAACCCCATCCATCTTTGCGTGAGTGAACGCAGAGAACGTCATCCTTGACCTTTATCGCAGCGGAGAAATCCGCAAGGCTTGCCTCACCATCACGGGGGGCAATCCGCTTTGGAAGGACCTTGAGCAAGAGGTTGTCCTAATTCTGCTCGAAAAAGACCCCGACAAGATTACCAAGATGCAGGACCAAGGGTACCTGCGATTCTACATTGTTCGTTTGATAATGAACCTGTACCGGGGAAACAACAACCAGTTTGCCAAGAAGTACCGCCATCACGACGAGAGGGTCGAGGTGGATCCCGAAACCCAAGAAGAAGGCAAGGACTACGACACCCTGCTTGACGACCTTTGGGCTATTGCCCAGCAAGAGATGGACTCTTGGGCCAAGGATGGAGCGTTCCCGTACGACAAAGAACTGCTGAACCTGCTCATGCAGACTGGGAACATGAAGGCGATGTCCCGTGAAACGGGCATCCCTTACCGTTCCATCATCTACTCAATCGAACAGGCCAAGGCTAAAATCAAAACCGCAATCGAGTCCAATGGATATACTGGTTTTTCCAATCCTGATTAGTGCTTTAGCGACCCTTGCGGTCGTGGAGTTCCGGGTCCTGCCGGGATGGTTCTACGCTTTGCCCTTCGCCAAGCGCAAGCCGTTTTCGTGTATGACCTGCTTTGGTTTTTGGCTTGGGGTTGCCCTAACCCTGCCGACGTGCCAATGGTACTTGGCCCCTATCCTTGGCCTCGCCTCATCTGCCACCGCAATAATTATTCGGGAATGGACCTTCAAATGACCAACGAGCAGTTCGTCGTGGCCCAAAAGCACAGGAAGTACTGGGACCAATATGTAGCATCCCTGACGATGCGACTGCCACCCGATGCGGTTGGTGAACTGCAAGCCATCCTTACGGCTCACGGCCGACCTCCCACGAATTGGTGGTGTGCGGACTGCGTAAAATCGGCTCTCCAATACATTTACCTTCAAGCGGACTTGTTTGCTGAAACCAACCAAAACACCGTTACAATCCCACTAACCAATGCCCCTACCAATTCCGAACAATAACGAGTCAAGAGAAGGCTTCATTGGTCGCTGCATGAGCAACAACCAAGTCAATGCAGAGTTCCCCGATACGGCTCAACGATTAGCCGTTTGCGGCTCAACTTGGGAGAATCACAAGAGGCAGCGGTTCGAGTCGTACTCCGACTACGGCCAAGAGATTCGGGCCAATGCAAAGAGGGGGATAGAACTCAACGAGAGGAATGGCAACAAGTGCGCCACGCAGACAGGCAAAGTTCGTGCAGCCACTTTGTCCAAGGGCGAACCCATTTCGTTGGAAACCATCAAGCGGATGCACTCCTACTTGTCAAGGGCAGAAACGTACTATGACAATGCAGACGATACCAGCGATTGCGGATATATCTCGTACCTCCTTTGGGGTGGCAAGTCGGCTCTATCTTGGTCAAGGAATAAACTCCGGGAACTTGGCGAACTCGAAGGCTAAGGATGACGAAGAGGCCCAAGTGCAGGCTCGGATGGATTCGCTCATGATGGTCATAACGACCCTCTGCGACTGCATCGGAGCGGTGGACGAATCCAATGCCCCAAACCAGTACGAAGTGAAAATGAAAATCGTAAACAAGATAAGCGACCTAATAGACAAAATCGAATACTGATGGCAGGCCGACCCCCGATTTGGAATACCCCCGAAGAACTATGGGCTGCGTTTGAGCAGTATCGAGCCGAGAACAAGGCCAACCCTTACCGGGTGCAGGACTATGTCGGCAAGGACGGGGTCATGGTTTACCGGGACAAGGAGCGTCCGATTACCTTTCGGGGCTTTGAAGGATGGCTTGCAGAGAACGGGGTTTGCTATGACCTTTCGGATTACAGGAAGGGGACTACGGATCTGCACAAGAAATTTTCCCCAATCATTACACGCATAAGGCTGACCTGCGACAAGGACATGCTGGAGGGTTCAAGTGCTGGCGTTTACTCGGCCAACATCGCCTCACGCCTGCTTGGCTTGGTTGACAAGCAAGAGAACACGGTTCATATTGAGCAACCCCTGTTTGGGGATGGAATTTAAGTACACGACCGCTATCAGCCGAATCCGTCGGATGACGGCCCGGAAGAAGGTCATCCAAGGCGGAACAAGTGCAGGCAAGACCCTCGCCATCCTTGCGGTCCTCATCGACATCGCAGCAAAGAAGAAAACCGAGATTTCGGTAGTTTCTGAATCCATCCCTCACCTACGGAGGGGAGCAATCAAAGACTTTGCGAAGGTCATGCAATGGACGGGCCGATGGGTCGCAGACCGATGGAACAAGACCCTGCTCACCTATCACTTCGCCAACGGTTCAATCATCGAGTTCTTTTCGGCCGATTCCGAGGCAAGGCTCCGAGGTGCAAGGAGGCAGGTCGTTTACATCAACGAGGCGAACAACATCGACTTCGAGTCCTACTACCAACTCGCCATCCGTACCAGCGAGGCCATCTACATCGACTTCAACCCGACTCACGAATTTTGGGCGCATACGGAGGTCCTTCATGAGGACGATTCCGAACTGATAATCCTTACCTACAACGACAACGAGGCCCTGCCTGATACCATCAAGCGGGACATCGAACTGAACCGCACCAAAGCCGAAACCTCTGCATACTGGGCGAACTGGTGGAAGGTGTACGGTCTTGGCCAAGTCGGGACGCTTCAGGGAGCCATCTACGAGGACTTCGAGGTCGTGGAGGCTATCGATGTCAGCCGTGCGAAATTCGTTGCCCTAGGGCTTGACTGGGGTTTCAGCAACGACCCGACGGCCTTGGTCGCTATCTACCGCCAAGGGGACTGCTTGCTGATTCAGGAACTACTCTACGCAACGGGCCTAACCAACCAAGACATCGCAGACAAGTTGCGGACACTCGGCATTACAAGGGCTTGGGAGATAGTTGCGGATTCAGCAGAACCCAAGAGCATCGAGGAAATCTATCGGTTAGGTTTCAACA